CGAGAAAGTCCCGCACCAAGCGATCCAGACTAAACCGCTGCCTATGGTCGTCTAAGAGGGCTGCACTGTGTGCGACGTCCCCAACGCTGCATCCCTGTTCTTCTAGGTCCACGCCCCACTCTCGCATGAAGTGAAGATCGAACTTCAGATTGAGTCCGAGAAGATGCTTGCCACGAAGTTCCCGCCGCGCCCATTCTTTGACTATAGACTCGTCAAGATTCCCGCCACTATGCCCAAACGGGAGGTACTGCGTGCCTTTCGCCGTGGTAATTGAAATGCCGATGGGCCGGTCGTCTTCCCACCATTTGAGACCTGTGGTTTCCAAGTCAATCGCGACCGTGGATAATCCTTCAAGGGATGGCGGCGCGCTGGGTGTCCATGAGGACGGCGGCGCGGGAAAGGGCAGCGTGCTCGGCATCACCCTTCAAACTCATCCAGCGAGGCAGTCAGTTCATTGACCTTCTCACGTAGCGCGTCGGCCTTATGGAGTGCCTTCGACCCGAGTTCTTGCTTCCGTTGAATGCGCTGCTGGAGCAGTTCAATCCGTCTTTCCGTATCTTTGGGATCAAGATTATTCCGTAACCGGAACACGTCACCCTCAGATGAGGTCAGCGTGATCGTATTGGGCACCGTGCCACGTTTAAACATCCGTTGATTACACGTAACCGAGGCCTTCACGCCTGGTCTTCGATAGACCCAGTCGCCGTTTTTGGTTTGTCCTTCCCGCCGCATTAAAGTTATTTCACTTTCGCCAATCATATAGGTTCCTCCTGTTTTGATTATACCATGTACCGCACTAATTATATAAAGTTTAAATTAAATGTATACATTGACGGAGTAGTGTAGTATAGTGACAACTAACAACGGCGACATTTTTCACGTTGTTCACACGTAAGCCGAAAAAGAGGGGCTTTTATATGGGAAAATATACGAATATCGCTGCCCACCTGACGACAAAACCCGAACCATCCGACTTCCAAGACCGCGTGGATGCCATCAAGCGCGAGGTTCAGGACACTACACCCGCCAAGCTTGCTAACGCGCTCATTAAGATCCGCGCCGAAAAGGAAACCGTCAAAAAAGCGCTCTCAAGAATTAACGTGCGACTCGTCGCGCATGAGCAACTCTTGACGGAGGCCTTCGAAGAAGCGGGCGTCACCACGATTAAATTGGAATCGGGTGCGTCTGTCTCCACGCAAGTCAAACCTTACGCACGAGTCCAGGATCGTGCGGCGTTTCGCCAGTGGTGCATTGACCACGGGTTAGAGGCTGCGCTGGTCTTGCCGTGGCAATCTACGAACGCGCTGGTTGCGGAACGACTCATGGATGGACTAGCCGAACCTGATGGTATCGAAACTTATAAACAAACCACCGTTGTTCTCAGAAAGGGGCGAAGCTAATGCCTGCCGAAAGATATTGGCTCCCTTTTGAGGAAGCCAGAGACTGCATCAGACGGATAAACCTACCTAATGTCGCAGCTTTTAAGAAGTGGGGACGGTCGGACGAACGACTAGAGCGAATCCCCCTAGTACCTAGACGCGCTTATCGTTCTGAGTGGGTAGACTGGTATGACTGGCTAGGGAAAAAGAAGGCCGGGACAGCCTGGATACCTTTTGACGAGGCCAGAGCCTACGTTAGAGCTTTAGAGTTTCCATCTCGTGTGGTGTTCCTGAAGTGGACGAAGTCGAACGAACGTCATACGGGCATCCCTACGAATCCTGAGTATGTGTACCGTTCGGACTGGGTGAGCTGGTTCGATTGGCTTGGGAAGTCTGGCACTTACTGCCGAACTGACTGGGCGTCTCGGCGGCTCCCTTTTGAGGAAGCACGAGACTACGTCAGACGGTTAAACCTATCTAATGTCGCAGCTTTCCGCAAGTGGTGCAAGTCGAGCGACCGTCATAAGGGCATCCCTACGAGTCCTCATGTTGTTTATCCTTCGGAGTGGGTGAACTGGAACGACTGGCTTGGAAAACCGCAGCCTATGCGGTGCGCGTGTGGATATCTGATAAGCGCGAATTCTCGGAAGGCACGAAAGAAACACGGAATCCTGGTTATAAATAGACGCAACAAAAAAAGGAGAAGCTAATGTCTAGCACAATCAAAGTAAAACGCACGGTCGAAGAACAGTGTGAGATTTTCACGTTTCCGACGGAGAAGGATCGAAAGGAGTTTATCAAGGATCTAAGAGCGCATGATTCTGAATATCCCTATGCTACGAATATGGACCCGGATAAAAGCGAACCCGAGCGGTATCTAGTAGCCGTCCCAGTCGAGCGGTATAACTTCGTAACCCAAGGAGAAAAAAATGTCTAAAACACTCACGACCACCACGGGAAGCGTCCCCGCCGTCATGGGGCGCGGCCCCGCTGAAGGGACCGAACATTTGACCAGCGACGACGTCCATATGCCGCGCCTGGTCTTGGCGCAAGCCATGAGTCCACAGCTCAACAAAGCCAATCCAGAATACATCGACGGATTAGGCGTCGGGGATTTGTTCAATTCTGTCTCAGGCCTCGTGTATGGTCCAGGGCCGTTGACCTTTAGTGTCCTGGTATCACATCCACCCCGAGCGATAGAGTTTGCTCCGCTCAGTGACGGCGGTGGGGTGCTTGATCCGCACGTGCCGCTGACCGATCCGCGCCTGCAGTGGGGGCCGAATGGAGAGCACCCGCAGGCGACCAAGTTCTACGACTACGTGCTCTTTCTCTATGACTCAGAAGAAGTAATCGCGCTCTCCCTAGCACGGTCAGGTATTAAAGCCGCGAAGTCGTTGAACGGGTTGATCATGATGCGCGGTAGTGCAATTTATACTGGCGTGTATACGGTAACGAGTGTGCAGGCCACCTCGAAAGAAGGTACCTACATGACGTGGAAGTTCAGAAACAACGGCACAGCTACCGATGAGCAGGCGGGACGGTTTCATGATCTTCATGTAGCGTTGAAAGCGACAGATACACCGCATGAACCTCTGGTACCGGATGTCTAAACCCTGTCCGTACTGTTCCAATGATGATCCGAGCTTATTGGAGATCGGAAAACTGTTCACCCTCTGCTTAGTCTGTAGTCGTACCTATGAATATCAAAAAATTCGCACAGACGTACCTGGACCACGGGTGGCAGATTGTGCCACTCGTGAAAAAGTCGAAGAGAGTTAGCAAGGCCGGATGGATTGGGCTGGAGTTTACCGCCGAGGATTTCCAAGACGGCGACAACATTGGCTTACGGTCCGTCGATGGGTTGGTCTTTGTCGATCTGGATTCCCCTGAAGCGGTAAAGATGGCCGACGAGTTTTTACCCACCACACCGAGCGTCTACGGACGCCCATCCAAACCACGGTCGAAGCGGATATATAAATCAGTCATACCTAAAACGATTGCCTACCGAGACTCTGATCGGACAACGCTTGTGGAGATCCGCTCGAATCATCAAGACATGGCCCCGCCGTCAGAGCATCCGAGCGGTGAAGTATTGGCGTGGGAGAGTGACCTTGGCAAACCTGGTGAAGTGGATGCACCTGTGCTTATACGGTGCGTAAAGCTGCTAGCTAGTGCGGTGCTCATTGCTCGCCACTATGCGCCAAGTGGAGCAAGACATGATTGGACGCTCGCGCTCGCTGGCACCCTGAAGCAGCGGGGTGTTACTGAGGAAGAATCCGTGTTAATGATTCGTGAGGCAGCGCAATGGAGCCGGGATGATAAGTGGACCGACCGCTTGCGGGAGGTCTCGTCAACCTTTGCACACTCTGATGATGAGCCTATTACAGGCGGAAAAACCCTCAAGGAGATCGCTACGGGTGGACTCGCCGAGTCACTGATCAAACTCTGGGGTAGGACACCGGCGACCAGTGACAACGCCTATGCACTCAACAGCAAAGGGTTTCCCGATGCGCGCAGCATCATGAATATTACGCGAGCGTTGACACGGTTGGGTGCGGATCTGACTTATGATTCGTTCGCACGAAAACCCTTCATCAACTATAACTCGGCGTTTCGGGGGACCAGCTATGCGGGCCTCCTGGATGACGACATCGCGACGGACCTGTGGATTGATGTAGACCTTAGCGAACAATTCCGACCGACGCAGCAATTTTTCTTTGAGGTGGTGCAAGCGGTGGCGCGGCAATCGTCGTTTCACCCGATCCTTGATTACTTCAAGACGTTGACGTGGGACGGAGAACCACGAATTGATACCTGGCTAACAGTTTCCGCACAGGCGGCCAACACACCTTACATCCGTGCGGTGTCGGCGCTTGTGCTTCTTGCGGCGGTGCGGCGTATTCGTCAACCTGGGTGTAAATTTGATGAGATGGTGGTCTTAGAGCAAGCTGACCAAGGGAAGAACAAAAGCACCGGCATCCAACTCCTTTGTCACGATCCTAAATGGTTCTCGGACGACCTGCCGCTTAATGCAGATTCGAAATCCATCATCGAGCGGACCGCAGGAAAGTGGATTGTGGAATCTAGCGACCTGGCCGGAATGCGTGCCTCTGATCATGAAACCCTGAAAAGCATGTTGAGCCGTCAGGTGGATGGACCGGTGCGGCTGGCCTATGCACGTATCCCCGTCGAGCGTCCACGGCAATTCATTATCATCGGTACTACAAATTCCAATCAGTATTTGAGTGACATCACCGGCAACCGGAGGTTCTGGCCGGTGTCCATTAAAGGGTTCGATGTCTCGTGGCTGAGAACCAACCGTGATCAGCTCTGGGCAGAGGCATGTGTGCGAGAGGAACAAGGAGAACCGATCCGTCTCGATCCGAGTCTCTGGAGGGCAGCATCGTCACAACAAAGTCAGCGCGTCTTCTCGCATCCGTGGGTGGAAGCTATCGCCGAAGAGTATTCCGCGAGGGAGCCTGGCGTTCGCCTCACGCCCGAGGACATCTGGAATTTTCTCGCGGTACCGATTGACCGGAGAACGCTGGCCGGGAATAAGTTTGTGGCCTCTGCGATGCAAGCAGTTGGGTATCGTCGTATCACAATGAGTATATGTCTACAGTGTGATCTACAAGCTGAGCGATGCCAGTGTAAAACAACACCAAAACCCGCACGAAAGGCGGTACTGGGATGGGGCAGAGATTAGATTTTACCGCGTGTCCATTTCCACCAAAAGCGCACCAGAAGAGCGCGGTGGAAAAGATTGTCCGCGAGCCGTATGTCTTTCTGACGGACGAGATGGGCATGATGAAGACGAAGACCGTCATCGATTCCGCTTCGATGCTCTATTCGCAAGGGATGATTGATCGCGTGCTCGTCGTCACAACCGCCGCGACGCGGGACAACTGGGCGGATATCGAACTTGGACAACTCGTGACGCATTGCTGGCCGACGTTGTCAAACTATATTAACGTCTGCGGCACGCGCTCCCATTCCTACCACTGGGGCGATGTGCGGGCCAAGAAAAACGATCCCGAGCTGGAGTGGATAATCACGAATTACGAATGGCTGCGGTATGGCCTGCGGTCGCGCTCTCGGTTTATCACCGAACGTCTGAAACGCTTCATGGACCAATGCGATACTCGAACACTCTTAGTGCTTGACGAGTCCACGGCGGTCAAAAATCCCACGGCGAAACAAACCCGTGCGTGCATGTGGCTACGCAAGCGCTCCGGGCGCGCCGTCCTAATGACCGGCACACCGATTGCTCATAGTCCTGTGGACTTGCTCTCACAAGCAAACCTCCTACACCCCTCGATTTTGAGTGACCGACCAGGGGAGTATTTGAACTTGTTGCAATTCCGATCTCGGTATTGTGTGATGGGCGGGTTTCAAGGTAAACATGTGATCGAGTTCCGCAACCTTGAAGACTTGCAACAACGCCTCAAACCGCACACGTTGCGACGAGAAAAGAAAGATTGTCTTGATCTTCCTGAAAAGCTTGATCCCGTCATTCACACCGTGACGTTAACGCCTGAGTCGTGGCGCTTATACAAAGAAATGCGAGAGCATGCGATTGTGCAATTAGCCTCGGGGGATGTATCCATCGCGAAGCAAGCAGTGGTGAAACTGATTCGCCTGTCGCAACTCACCTCGGGGCATGTAGGAGGCGTTGGCGAGAAACCTCAAGAGACCGGTTCAGAAAAGATTGATGCGCTGGTGGCATGGCTGACCGAGCGCCTAGAAGAAGATCCAACGTACAAGCTTGTGGTGTGGTCACAATTCCGCGCTGATGTGGCACGACTTGCCGAGGCACTGAAACCGCTCCCCATAGAGATCGGTCTTCTGTGGGGCCAGACGTCCACGGGAGAGCGCGAGCACGCGCTGAGGCTCCTACACCCTCAGACGGCACCCAAAGGCGCGGCAGTAGTCCTGGGGACGCCTCAGACCGGAGCCTTTGGCATTACCCTCGCCGCTGCACCAAATGTCATCTACTTGAGCAACTCCTACTCACTCAATATTCGCCAACAGAGCGAGGACCGCAATCATCGACCAGGACAAACCCGCGCCGTCTCGTATTTTGATTTCATCACCGAAGGTCCGAGAGGCCAACGGACCATCGATCATCTCGTCTTAAAAGCCTTACGCAAGAAAAAATCCCTGGCTGACTGGACGGCCTCGGCGTGGCTTGAGGCGCTCAAGATTCAACGCACTGACTAGCGGTCCATTGTTCGCACGGCACCATACGCACGACCGCCTCTGGCTTTACTCATGCCTTTCGATTCATCACGGCGTGCTTTAAAGCTTTGGGATTTTTTCCCACGTCTCGCGCCCAAACTTTCATCGAGTCGGCTGTTGTAGCCTTGACTTTTGAACCGGTATGATTTTCCACCTTTAGGCATTACTCCTCCTTTGGTTGTTTCTTCGCGACAATGTTTTCGAGCGCCACGAGTGCCCGCATGACTTGACGCACGGCGATATTCACCTCTTGATCGTTCAGCAGGTCACGGTCCAGTCCCGCCTCCACGGTCTGAAGCACGGCATGCACCATACCCACCGCCGCATCTTCCTTCTCGACGCCGCGCCCTTTTCCCTTGATGAACGTTTCGACCGCACGCACACAACTGAGCACATACGGCAGGAGTTTCAGTCCGACATTGATCCACTTCATCGGTCATCCTTTGGACTGACAAGTTTGCGTTGGATGAAAGTCATGATAGTAATCACGGTGGTAATGGTGATCGTTAATTCCGTGGGTTCTAGTTCGAGGCCGAAGGCGGCAAACAAGGCCACCGCCACGCCGACCATTCCGCCATAAACAACGGGTTCCTTCTTGGGACTTTTGATCATTCGCTTTACCTCTCTGATAACTCGTTTCCGTTTCCGAGTATCTGACACCCCGAGACGATTTTTGAGAATGTCTTCCGTAGCTGTACCGACGACCCACGACGTCAACCACTTCATGATTTTTTCTGCCTAATAAATTCAAGCAGCACCGCCATCGCGCCCACGCCTCCGAGGGTTCCCGCTTCGCCGTCTAAGGCCATGTCCCAACTCGTGGCCGTGATGAGCTGGAGGCCCAGCAACGTGATGCATAAAATCCCAATCCGAGCGAGTCCCCAGATTGGATGATCTGGCCGTGTCATGGTGTACCTCGAAACATCGCGAATAGGGTGGCGATGAGCGTGGACACGAGCGCCCCGAAGGTTGTGCCCCAACGCACGGCGATCGACTTGGCTGCTTGCTCGCCTTGTTGGGCGCGATCTTGAAGTACAGCGAGGGAGATTTTACATTGGCTAATGTCATCTCTAAGCTGGTGCAACGTCTTCCCGTGAGCGCGTAAACTTTCCATGACGAGGCGTTGCGATTGATCCCAGTCGCCGTTACTAGGCATCCGCTAACCTCTGGATATAATCCGCAAGGAGATCATCAGGATCTACTGACGTGGCCGCAGCAACCGCCTGCACCATTGCATAATCCTTATCAGTAAGGCCTGTCGTTGCGTGATAAATTCTATAGGCCTCTTGCGCTGTAGTCTGGTCGGCTTCTGATACGGCTGCGATTTCGGCCTCTGTGGGTTGGTCGCCGTAACTGGCATCCGGTGGCGTCCAATCACGGATAAAGGGCTGACCGTCGATCCCCTGTTCGAGTTCATAGACACAGGAATCATCATGCGGATCATGGTAATGAGGATCACAGCCACGTGCGTCAATAATGTGATCAATGCAATTCTTATAACTCATGCGTACGTCCTTTTGACTAAGAGCGCATTAAAGCAACATAACAACGGCCCTTCATCCATGTCAACAGAAGCGGCGGCGATGGCCGGCTTACCATACAAGGCGATCACATCACCCGCATCGAGAAGGACTTGCGTCTGTGCAAATCCGCTAGGCCGTCCAGCGTCTTCTTGCCAGGTGATATAACTAGAGGCCCAGCCGGTCCCTTGGCTGCCATTTAAGTAATAACTAAGATGAAAGGTATCACCGGAGGCTGTGGAGTGGAACCGCATCACTGAGTTCAATTGATAGATCCCCGCATAGCCCACAGGTACGGTAAAATTTGAGGAGCTACAGGCGTTGGCTGAGTCGATTAAAACCGTGTCTAGTGCGATCTGTGTCCATGTATTATCGTTGGCGGAGGTATCGCTAGCGGGATAGTAGGAAGCCACCACCGTAGATCGTTCTTCTGTGATGTACCAGCCGGTACCGTCACACGTCATTGATACATGATCAAATTCGAGGAATAATTTTGTACTGGCAAGACCGTTTATGAGCTCGGACGAATGACCATCAACAATTACAATCCCAGTTGATTTTCCCGCAGAAAACGTCGCGTCAGCAAGAACCACATTTACGCGATATCCCGCAAGGCCAGAGGCAGCTGGCAGCACAATCGTCACGTCACTTCCGCCGGTGGTATCAACCTTGACCGTGACCACCCCACCCGCAAAGTCTGCCGCGACGATGGTATACCCTGCACTCTTAGAAATCACCGCGCCTTGAACAGCGTCTAGGTTGTCCCGAACTGCGGAGTTCATGATCGCCGCTGTGACAAGCTCTCCGCTTGCCCAGGTGCGTGGGTCTGTCCATGCCATCGCTAGATCCTTTCTAATTCACTACGACAAACGTACTGCCAGATTCTATCGTCGCCGTTTGGTCAATGCACCCTCTCGACGGATTTGGCCCAGTGGACGCGACGACCACATCAGCAATCTGATGCGGTTGTCCCTGGGCGGGAATGTTAAGCGCGACGATGTCATGAGAAATCTTGCCGTTGGGTCGGTGATGCAGTCCCACCAGCGGATTGTTTGAGCCTTCAATAATCGCATCCCGATACGGCACAGGGTTTGATGGCTCGGCGTTAAAAGGAAGAGAGGCCGCAAATGCACACAACTCACTGAGCGAGGACAACTCAACCACGTAGACAGGCGTTAAGAACGTCCAGGAGTCGCTCCAGGCGCTTTCTTGGCCTCCGGCCATAGCTTTAGACCTCCAGTCGTAAATCTGGCCGTAGTCAAGCTCTGGGACGATCAGCGGTGACCCTTGCTCGATGACGTCTTGAAAGACCACATCGCCATTCAGACTGACTTCGATACGCTGCGTGACGGTTTCGCCAGCCACCTCGACGGAGGATGTGGTCAGCGTGGGCGTCAGGGACACTTCGGCCTCGTGTAAGGGACTGACCAGTTCAGGCACCGGCACAATGATAGGAACAGGTTCGACCGTCGGCGCATCAGGCACGATGTCTGTTTCTCCACAGTGAATCGTGATCACTCCCAACAGGGCCAACGCCCCGAGACTACTACTCAACAACGCCGCAGAAAGTTTAAGCATTAGGCAAATCCTAGCACAGTTGTAAGGCCGAGTTCACTTGCGCCGACTTGATCAAGTATCCAAAAAGAAGATTGATCGGCAGGTGCTAATATCCAGGAAACGTGAATCGTCGAAGCTGGTCCAACGGTCAGATCGACTCCGTTGATGAACCACCCGAACGCGGCAGCGCCAAATGTTTCCGAGATGCCCGTAAAACTCTCGGCGAGTGTAATCTTGTCGCCAGGTTCCCGCGCCAAAGCCTGGACCATCAATGCGGCTGAGGTGTTCCCGATGAGGCTCAGACGGTTAATCAAAAACCTCGGATCTTTCATGGAGGCCAGTAACCATTCGGCGATGTTGAAGGCGAAACTTCCCGTGCTGCTTTCGTACTTCATATCTACCCGCACATCGACTTCTCCGTAGGTGGTTTGGCTGGTGCTGTCTGCGGCGGCCATCACCGTTTCGGAAATGTCTGCGACTTGTGTCCCACGGACTTGAAGGGTCGTGAGGTAGGCGGTCACCGTTCCGTTATTGACGATGTTAAATGTCACGGCGTTGGCTGCTGTCGTGGAAAGTGAAACGGCGACGTCAGAGGTAATCACGGAGCCGGTTCCATCCTCAGCCGTGTTGGCTATCCAGTCAGTGCCGCTAACAGGTGTTACCACGCTCGTCCCCGCAACGCGGTAACTTTTGATCGAGGCCTCCCGAAAGGGTGCCGTAATCTCAATCGTCTCACCGGCTGGAATGCTCGGCACAGAATTTGTGGTCGTAAGCTCCCAGAGTGTGGATGCAGATCCAGCCGTCGTCCTTGGGTGCACGATCACGTAGACACGGTTGGCCACATCAGCTCTATCTCTGCGGACATCTAGCGCTGTCATGGTCTCGTCGAAGCTACCTACAGCTGCGCCGAATTTGGGACGGGCATGACGGTCTTCAAAACGCAAGACCCCGCCAGTACTGGTGTCGCCTTTTACGTAGAGATAGCCCAGCTCGGATGTTGTGACATCACTCAGTGCCTGGAGCACGGGCGTCTGCGTGTCCTTCATATTATCTAGGGCAATGGCGAATGTACTTTGTCCAGTGGCAAGACTCTTCGCCGCAGGTTGTCGCGTGACTGAAGAGGTCACAATCGTGTCGATGATTTGATCGCTGCGTTGATTGGTTTGAATACCGATCCCTCGTATGCGGGTACGTGCTGCTTCGTCCATCCAGTCGACCGCTTGGCAGATCACGGCTTGTTGTGTTTTTCCTGCGGTCGGATCGACACTGATGAGCGTTCCACGAAATTTATAGTAGCTCGTTCCACCATACGTCACCTTGAGCCGCACACCTATCCCGATATCAAATCCTGATCGGGCGTTGGTGTGTCCAGGGCTGTAGTATCCTGCAGCGGTCCCACTGTTCGATGCGGAGTTGTTGAGCGCCCAGGTCATCGTGCCTGTGGTCGCGATACGGTCCAGAGGAGACGAGGACCGAATACCATATGACACCTCGACAGGCTGCAACCCGATCCGGACGTCAGCAGTGAGTGCTGTCCAGCCGCTGCCAGCTCCGGCTAGCTCTACCTCGACGGCGGCAACGGCGGCAACTCCTGGCATATTAACCCGCTAGAATAATCGCATCACGAATCATCATGGGCATCGTTTTGAGGTCTCGTCTAATCCCCTCAAGAATCGCCGAATCAGATGCGCCTTCGGCCTCGGTCATGATGCGTTCTTTGCCGTGGAGCATGACGGGTGTCCCAGAACCAAAATCGACGTATTGTCCACCGGTTCCCGTTTGTGCACCTGGGAGATTCATACCACCTTCGATGCGGTCATACTCGGCACTCACTCGGATGGTTTTGTCGTCAAATTTGAAATTGTTTACATCATTCATCTGTGGCATCAACTGCCCTGACATTGTATCGACAAGCAACTGAACGGATTCGACCAACGCGCCCATCTGCTCGACGAGGGGCGTGGCGAAATCTAAGGTGGACATATCGGTGAGGGCGTTCCCTTCGGCATCCGTCAACAAACCTAGCTCAACCATCTTTTCAATAGGGGTCTTCATGTTGTCCGGAATCGCAATACCAGCTTCTTGGTATTTCTCGATCATCTCTTGCACGGTCGGAGCCATTTTCTTGGCAATGGTGTTCAGGTTCTTCCCGTGTAGCGCGAGGAGTTCCCAGTCGTCGGCAAGCTGTTGCGTTTCTTCTGACCACTTCGCTGCCTGGTAGGTATCGCCAAGTGATTTGAGTCCGATATTATACCGCTCGGCTGCTTCTTCTGCGCCGCGCCAATTGTTCTGGAGATCCATCAAGGCTTGCGCCTCGGTGGCTTCGAGTTCTTTACGCTTCGCCGTCGCCTCTTCTACAGCGATGCTATGTTCTTTCATCCTGTCTGAAAGTGCCGTGGACTTTTTGAAGAGTCCCGTGATCGCCTTCATACCCATCTCGACACTCTTGTTGACTAAGGACGTCATACCGCCTGCGACAATCTGCCCAAACCCCTGCATTACACCCGCGCCGAGCTGCTGGAACATCCCGCTAATCTTCCCCGTGCCTCCGGTTATGCCCTGCCAAAAACTCTTGAAGCCGCCCTTAACACTGTCGCCCCATTGCGAAAAAATACTTGGCGCGTTCAGTGCCTCATTGTGAATTTCTCCGATGCCTTTCATCATCTTTTCTAACGGTACCAACGGCATCTCTTCAATGCCTGGAAAATGTTTCGGAAGGTGTGCCAGAGTTTCAGTCAACGTGGTGACTTTCTTATTCATCTTGTCGAGTGATTCGATATACAACTGGTTTTCCTCTAACGGCACCGCCTCCCCTTGTAGCCGTAATCTTTCTATCCCAGCTTCTACCGTTTTGTTGAAGTCACTCAACTCTTGCTTGGTTAGTTGATCGAGTGTGCCTCCCCAGCTCCGATAGGCTGCGATGGCGTGCTCCATAGCCGGTATGCCACCCGTGTTCCACTGTTCGATCTGGTCAGCTAAGGCTTTTGTCTGAGCATCGGCTGCCAGGGCCGCTCGTTTCGTTTCGAGGTCGAGTAGTTTTTGTTTCTCGGCAGCTGCCTCAGCCCGTTGAGCCATGAGGTCTATCTCGAGAGTTAATCCAGCGGTAAAGGCTGTCGCCTCTTGGAGTACTTCAATCCCCTCCATCATGACGGTGTTGGTACCGGAAAGATATTCGGCACGATTCGCCGCTTCTTCTTCTGCCAGTGCGAGTTTTTCAACTTCTTTGGCTGCTTCTGCGGCAGCTCTTTCTACTTTGTTCAGTACCTTCGGCAGCTTGTCGATTTCTAGTTGGAACTTGCGAGCCTCGGCTGCCGCTTCTGCCTCTTCAAATGTGAACTCCGTAAATATTGCTTTCAACTTGTCCATAGACGCAATCCATGGCTCGATGTATTCACGAAGAAAAATAGAAATCTCTTCGCCCCAAAAGGCGAACGCGGTGATAAGTCCTCCAATAGCTAATACCGTGGCCGTAACTGGAAGTGATATCGCCCCGATCACGGTAGCGAGACCACCCACCGCCATCGAGATAGCACCCAACGCAACCAGGAGCGGACCAGTCCCTGCAACGATTGCTGCAAACCCTAAAATGGTTTTCTGTAACCACGGGGATAGGTTTTGGAATGCGGGAACTAACTTCACGCGTATCCAAGTTGACATCTTGATCCCGAGTTCAAGAAACTTGGTAAGAAAGGGCGAGAGGACTTCTCCGATCTCAATTAAAGCTCCGCTTAGTGCTGAGGTGAAGAGCGTCCATGTACCGGCTAACCCTTCCATCTGCGTTTCCGCAATCTCGGAGGCAATGTCGCCGACGTTTGTGAGTTCTTCCGTCATCTCTTTTAAGGCCTCAGACCCTTGACTCACTAAGGCGCTCATCGCAGGCCCGGCGCGTTGCCCGAAAATCTGCATCATCTGTGCGGTCGTGGCACCACTGGCTTCAAGCTGTCGAATGATTTCCTCGAAGGGTTTCATTTCTCCCGTGGTGGTCATGACATTCAACCCGAGGGACTCGATCAAGGTTCTGGCTTTTCCTGCGGGATTCATGAGCCGTGTCAAAGCGCCACGAAGTGAGGTGCCCGCCATCGATCCCTGGATGCCTGCGTTGCCAAGTAAGGCTAGCGCCGCCGCTGTGGATTCAAACGCCACGCCTGCACTATTCGCCACAGGACCGGCATACTTGAAGGCTTGACCCAACTGCGTGAGATCGGTATTCGCTGACGTGAATGCCTTCACGAGAACGTTGTTCGTATGGGCAAGGTCGTCGGTAGTTTGTCCGTAGCCGGTGAGAATGTTCGACGTAATGTCTGCGGCTTGCCCGACATCTAACATTGCAGCAGCCGCCAGCTCTAAGACATTCGGCATGGCTCCGAGAATCTCGGCAGTTTTAAATCCTGCCATCCCGAGAAACCCCATCGCATCTGCCGCTTCGTTCGCCGTAAATTTGGTGGTCGCGCCTAGGTCTTTCGCTTGATCAGTGAGCGCGGCAAATTCTGGAACCGTAGCGCCTGTCACCGCCTTGACGCGGTTCATACCTTTTTCAAAAGTGGCAAACGTAGTGGCCGCTGCTGCGCCTAAGCCAACAATAGGTAACGTTAGACCCATCGTCATAGCACTGCCAGCCGACATCATCGACGAACCGAATGCCGTCATCCGTGCGCCAGTTGTTTTCAGAGAGGCCTGAGCCTTGCGTAGTGCAGGCGTCATCTGGTCGCGTAACTTCAACACGGCTTGAAGAACGCCCACGTTAATCATGAGGTGGAGATCCCTAACTCCTCGCCGACGGCTTCCATCTGTAAGCGGAGAAATCTCTGCGCCGCTGCATCGGTAGGTACTTCACCTTTCGGCGCATGGTCGATCCGTTGTTTGGCATCCGCCAGTGATCGAAGATTAAAAATTTGGAACAGCATGCCGTTCATATCCTCGGCCAGTGCCTGCTCGGCTGCATGCGGCAGACAATGGAATTCCTCACAGACTCGTGACAGTATCCACGCATACGGCGGTTCGCCTCCTGGCTCGGTTAGGTAGTCGATGAACGCTTGCGCTTTTTTTTTGCTTCTGACTCACTCGGTGGACGAGAATAATCAAAGACCGCCTCGGCAATAAATTGTGCGGTTGGTTCGTCAAGTTCTCCGATTACCTCGGAGCGGTTGCTGTCGTCAAGGGCTGGTTCAAATGACCACGAGACAATCCCTTTTTCCAGAAGCGTGTCGCGATCATAGTTTGATAAGGTTGCGGCTTGTACGGCCTCCAGCTTTTGGAGTTTATCAGCATCGGCATCGCGTAGGGCGGTCATCAGTTCCGCACCTAATGACTTCATAAAGCCGATACCTTTTTCTTGTTGCGTCGACGCGGCTGCTTGCATCTTCCGGTGTGATAATTTCCGAATGACGACACTTTGGCCGTCATCCGGTTCCGGTAACTCAACCGTCTTGGTGTGTCCGAGTACGAGTCCCATCGTTCATTCTCCTTGTGTTAACTTATGACCAAACGCCCGCGCCTGTCGGTACTAATTCCGCGACAAGAGTTTGTATGCTGCCCATTTGGGCGCGGACCTCTGAACTGACCAGTCGAACGTCACAAGTGAAAGTTTTCGAGTCCCCAAAAATCACGATCAACTCACGGCCATCGTCTTGGGGTGAATCGTCGATAGTCCCGAGGACGGAATGCGTAGCATTTGTTGACGTATCCCATAGGGTTGTGAGCGTAATATTATCAATCGTGGTCAGACCTGTCGGTGTTTGTTCGGTCGCTGAATCCCCCAACGCGGTCGTGTTCATAAGCTCCGCCACGGGTTTAATTGAGACACCCTCCAAAATGAAATTAGTTAAGGCCCTGGCGGTGCCTCCAGGACTATCCTCCAACGTAACGGTCACACTCGCTGGGCCGTATTTTCCTGCCATTTTTTTCTCCTTTTTTTCCTAATTATCAACCACGAGCGAACGCGGCGAACACTGTGATCGAGCCTGTCCCCGTCACATTTCCTGAGAATGCCAGGTAGCGATTGACGGTTGAAGATACTGTCTTTCGTTCTGCGAAAGGTGCGGTGACGTTGTCACTAAAATCTATCAACGAAGCGAACGAGATGTTATCAGCCGAGTGTTGAATCGTTCCGACAAACGCCGAGAATCCTGTGGCTGCTGTGCACTGTATGAACCCCTCACCGCCGTTCGCTGACGATGCCGAGTTATCAACCGAGCTGCTTTGTGTATTCCAATCGGCGGTTTTAGCCGCTAACGGTTGCAAGATGAGGCCGGCGCTGCGTTTGCCGGTGATGGCGTATGTGACGTTGGCTTTCTGTAAGTCTCCGAGAGACGCCACGACTTCATAGCTGTCAGAAAATGTCCCTTCATACCCGACCATCGGATAGCCGGTTGTCTGTCCCGCAAACCCAAGACACATCACCCGCGCTGTGGATTGTGGAGACGTCGGTATACTGCCCGAAAACGCGGCATGCGAGTACAGCGCGGTCGTGTCGAAGTAGCCTCCCTCTTGTGTCACTTCGCTAGTCGTGATGCCGACGGGGAAAGTCTCATAGGCACTGTCCCCGAGTCCCGTCCCGTCCGACATGGCCGAAGTATTTTTTTCAGTAAGTGCCGTGACTTTATTAGACAGGACATTGTAACCATCAATTAACATAATCCCGCTCGACGGTCCGAACTTTCCTGCGGCCATTATTTCTTCCCCTTCCCTGTCTTGGCGGACGACTCACCTACTTTGGTGATCATGCCATCCTTGAGGAGCCATTTGATCGACGTCTCCGGAATGCCATCAGCAAGCGCACCCGCTTTCACGTGTTTCATGGTAATCGTCTTCAGCTGCTCGGGTGTCAGTTTTGACAACCCACCCACCGCGAGCACGGCCTTCAAACTTCCCGGCGAAGGATACGTTAACTCCACCGTTGCGCGATAGCGTGCTGTACTCATGTTTTCGCCTCTCGATCTGTGCCACACCTCATACAGACTTCTCTGCCTCCAAGGACGGGTGCCCAGTGGTCCGCGCCACAGGCACACGTGCCAGACTTGACCGGTGGCGGTGGGGTAGGTAATTGCATCAGCTGTTCTTATCCTTGGTGAGAATTACATTGAACGCCAACGATGGCCGATCCTGTTCATCTACGTCAAGCGCAAAGGGATTCTGCATTGGCTCGCTCAGGTAGTAGCGCGTCCCGCTCAAGTCTTCCGTTTCGATCTCTGCGACGTTTTCGTAGATGGTTTGAATCGTCGCCCGTGGTGTCGCGTAGTCGTTGGGTGCGCCTCGCACGACCACCTGCACCGCTGGGCGTTCCCACTCAATGCCCGCAGTGCCGAACCGTTTTTCTGGCGCTAACCCGCCAGTTTCATACAATGCGACGGCGGCATCAGGTGACGGCGGTAGCGTACTCTTGAAAATGTCCGTCCCGACCGTCCCCGAGATCGCGGTAGCAATCCGCACGCCGAGATCATCGAGGACGTTCGCCATTAGAACAATCCCCGCTTCAACCGTGATGCGATCCGTTTGAGTAAGAACGGGGCCGACTCTAACACGGTACTCTCTAGGAACTTGGATTGCCCAGGATTGTGAAACACTTCCGTGCGCTCATGCACCGGAACCGCATACGGAGCTTTCGGTCCGCCTGCTGTAATGGCGACTTCCACAAAATTCCCCTTCCAGACGGGTTCAGAGGTCCGGTGAGTTTTCTGTAACGTGCTCGTCGCCACCGGCGTCCGCCGCATGGACTCCGCCATCACATCGAGCGCTTCTTGGTAGAGAGCAGAAGCGGCCTCGAACCGTGTCATGGCTTCAAGCCCTTTGAGATTGCGCGTGACTTTCGCGACGCGGATGGTAAACATTATCCCAGTTCAACCTCGACCATGTATTCCGCATTCGTGGTTGGGTCTACCACTCCGTCAATTTTCAGAATCGGCATCACCGTAGAGTCAGGGAGAGTGATCTTGTCTTGCTCCGTGATCGTGACGGGATAGGGAAACGTGAGCTTTGCCAAACTCAATTTTTCTTCCCCTTCGTTGGTTCTAACAAACTTCTGTCGACGCTCCACAATCGCCGTGCGTTCGACGCCAGTTGAATAGGTTGGTTTCCCGTATCCATCATCCGAAGCATAGGCCGCATGCGTAATGGTGGCTTGTAGTGAAGTGGTGATCACATTGGCGACCGAGATCCCGTTCTGGAGAATCGTGGCCAGACTCACGACGCACGCTCCAGCATCCGCGTTCCGGTTAACCGTCCTCGCACGGACGAGAACCAATCTTGCGGGATGAGCAGATACACCGCATCTGGCACGACCTTGTTATACGCCGCGTCGGAATCAAACACCAAAGATATCGATCCGGCCTTAATGCTTTTTATGGAATCACTTTCGATATCTGAATCCTGGGCGCGGTTGGTCACGAGCAATTGGCGAGCGAATTCTGATTGAGCGTTCCTTACCTCTTGAGGGACGGTGTCACTATCGAGTGAGACATCGATTCGCTCAAGCAATCCCATGCGCGGCCAGCCGAGCGCCTGCGTGGTGGTGCTGGCGTATCCGTTCCACGTGAATAACGCCTCCATTAACTTTGTCGCCCACAACAATGAGCGTATCTTATTGTTTTCAGATGCGTCCGCCCAGGTTGTAGAAACAGCAGGTCGATCATCTTGATACTGGTCCGCTTCTGCCAGAGTACAGTAGCTGTTCGCCGAACTACTTTTTGCCGTGGCAACGATTGCTGATGTCCCCATTAGTTAATGATCGCATTCAGCGTCAACGATGACGCGCCGGAATACGTCCCCACCACCACCGTTTTCGCACGCAGTCGGTCGCCGATCAACCCGTCAAGGATGGTGTTATCTGTCAACGCGCCATCGCTCGGCGTAGTATTCGCCGAAAGGGCGATATTTGATTTTACAGCGGATACACGTGTGGCTGTGGTTGTGGCGAGAGCGAACTGCATAATATCAATCCACGTCGAACCATTATCCAGACTGGTCTGAATAAACACATCAGTAGTGGTGCCGCCACCCGCCCTCACAAAAGTACTTTGAACCGCGACAAGATCCGCGCCATACGGGATAGAGACTTCGTCACTCGTAAACGTGCCCGCACCCATCGCTGTGAGATCGATACTTTGCAACTTGGTCGAGCGTTTTGGTAAGACCGTGGCCATTACTTCGCCCTCCCTTTCGCCTTGACTTTCTTTTTCGGTTTGGGTTTGCCGATGGTATGCAGAGCTGGATCAAAATCTGCGGCATTAATGACCGCCGATGATCCGTTCTTCAGTGTTACTACTTGTGTTCGAATCTGTGCCATGTTCGCCTCCTTGTAAATCTTCGGGCGCACTCCTCAACCGATTCGGGGTTGATATCGGCCCCAGCCGAGGAGCACGCTCCAAGAAAACGATCAGTTAGCCAGCAATAAACGCGACCAGCTCCGGTCGCACAACAGCCCCACCATACAGGGCATCGAACGCCCATTGATACTGCTTATATTGTCTGGTCACTTCTAAGCGGAGAGCCAATCCCGAATCTTCATCCACGGCTGTGGCTTGGAGACTTCCACCAGAAAATTGTTCTGTTTCCAGCAGCGGTGCCATCGCAAAACCAATACAATCTCGGTGGATGACCACGTTCTCTACGTAGTCAGATTTGAAAGTAACCGCCGCATCATCAGCCCAAGCCACTTGTGCTGAGGGTGACATCGTGATGACCGTCGCCGTCGAACTTTTAACGGCATACGTCTGAGTATCGCCTGCCACGGTGAAGATGTCACCTGCGGCAGGGGCTGTCCCGCCGCCATCCCAAGTCAACGTGGTGTCACCGACAGCTGTACTGGCGTCATTCACAAGCACAGTTCCTGCGCCAGTGGTTGAATGTGTCGGGACGTTCTGACTCATGAGCCACCGAGCGCCAAGCCGATATCCGACATCACCTTCGACGATGGTTTCTCGACTGCCCGAAGCACTCGCATCAGCAAAGGCACTCAATCCGAGGGCGTTGGCTTCAGCATCCGCATCCAAAATCACGAAACGGTTGTCGAGCGGTGCGAGCTGGTTGTTCAAAACGGCCCGAGCGTCCAAGTACTGACTGGTGTTACTGGCAAACGGCGTGGTGCCTGCCGTGCCAGAAAAACCATAAATCGGATTCTCGGCTGCTGTCAGTAGACTCCAGATGTAATTGTCGATTGTATTGGCAATTGACTTCACTGCTTCTGTCATCTGGGTCGGGATAATGGCACGCTGTACCTGTGAGATGGCCTGGTCACTCATCGCAAAGGGTGCCTCTTTCCATTCCGATAAGGAAATGGCCACTGAAGTAGGCGTGACGGCAGTCACGGCAGGTGGAACGACATCCGCAGTCACACTACGAGTAGTGATGGCACTGGGGACTGCAACATTGACCGTCGAGCCTTGACGTTGGCCCGGTCCGATCCTCTCTTCGTAACTTCTGTTGACAATCTTAGGAAGGACGATGTGTTCACGCAATGCGGCAAGCCCCATGGCAACCGCCGTCTGGACGATGTTAGTCGTCACCATTGTTCCAGCCATAATAAAAAAC